AGGAAATATTATACGTCTGGGTGGAAGGACCCGATGCGCTTACGTCCGCGATTACGTTTATGTTTTCTGTAGCCGCCGTTTGAGAAGCATTATAAACCGTTGTTCTATTTTCGTAAAATCGTTTTATGGCTGGAAATGTTTGACTATTGTAGACAGAGGTTCCTGGTCTTCTGATGAACGTAAGAGACGGACTGATTTCGCAGTTCAAACCATCGATCAGCGCATCTCCGCGCGCCCCATAAAACTCTTCTTCTATTCTCGTAGAAGCTGCATCACGAAGAGGAGACCTTTGGGTCCATATTCCGGTCGCAAAACGATTTGACCAAAGAACTCCATACCTTACCGGTTTAGAAGATTGTGCTCCGAATTTAGATAGCCAGTTACTCATTCAGCTTCCTTGTTTTGTTTTCTTGATCTCTTTGCTGGGGTGTTCGGGAGAGGAGTATATCGTATATAGTTTCAAAGTAGAGGTCTTGGACTTATTGATTACGTTGTGGTAGGAACCACCGGGGACTACTACAGAATCTCCATCCCGGGCAATGAATACATCTTCCTTGTTCAAGACGAAAACAGCGGTTCCCTGCTCAACGCGGAAGAACTGATCGGAGGGGTGTTTCTCTTCCCCGATTTCTTCTTCTGGCTTCAGGGACATCAGAACCAACTGGAGCTTCCCCGTGAATAGTACCTTTCGATAGGCAGAATTGTCGCGGGTCTTATCTTCGATATTTCCGTAGAAAGGTTTCATTTTGTCCATTATCTGGATTTTTCGGTTGACAGAAAGAGGGGAGAAGTGGTAAAATGTTTCTATGAGAGAAATAACAGAAGAAAGATCAAAAGAACTTCAAACCGCAATACACGAGTATGTCGATGGCTTATCTTCGGCTAAGGTGTGCAAAAAGTACAAAATAGACCACAAAACTTTGGCGAAGATGGTCGTTGAATCCGGACACCACGTTCGAAGTCGTGCAGAAGTGGTTCAGCTCATGTATGGGGTTAACCACGCGACGCAAAAGGATGACAGCACTTGGGTAAAAGTGTGTAAAGAGTGTGGGCAAGAAAAATCGGTAGAAGTTTTTCATCCCGACAAGGAGTATGCAGACGGAAGAGGAAGTATTTGTTACGATTGTAAAAATGCCAAAAGAAGACCTCGCGAACGAACTCGGTACCAAAACGATCCGGAGTACCGAGATAAAGCCATCGCGGAGTCCAAAAAATACTACGCGGAGCATCCAGAAACTATCAAAGCATATCACATAAAAAGTACGTATGGCTTGGAGTTTGAGGACTATACGAAAAAGTTAGAAGAACAAGGAAATTGTTGTGCGGCTTGCGGTGCTACATCTCCTGGAGTAGTGGGGAGAACTTGGCATGTAGATCATGACCATTCTTGTTGTTCTGGAAAAAAGAAAGCTTGCGGAAAGTGCGTACGAGGTTTGTTGTGTCAACCCTGTAACTTGATACTGGGCATGGCAAAGGATAGTCCTGAAACTCTCCGGAGCCTAATTTCTTACTTAGAAAAATACAAGAGAGGCTAACTTCCATACCCTGGCGAGAAAAATGCAGAACCAAAAGGCTGAGCTGCCCCGATACCAGCCGCTCCGTAAGGAAATCCATTTCCCCCGAGGATCGTGCTGGAAGGGGTGAGCACATTATTTTCCTGCTGACGATCCGCGCCATTGAGGCTTTTGCGTAAAACTTCTTCCCACTCTGCATACGCTTGCGCGCCTTTTGGGTTACCATTAAACATTTGTAACTGCGCGCGAACACCGGCCCTAAAGAGGTAACTCATAGAGAGCGGAATCGGGTCAATCGTCTGCTGCATTGTCAGCAAAGTTGGAGGTAACTGCTGATATTGCCCGCCAATATACCAACAGAGCCCGTTCAGAGCAGGCAGCGGAGCAACTCTCCAACAAATGCCGTTGGGGTCTGCAACTGTCCAAATCACCGATCCATCTTGAACCAAAGTCCCAGGTGTTGCGTCAGGGTCGGCGGCAGGTTGTACACTTCCAGAAACACCATAAGGAGAAGTGGACGGGAGAGGAATCGTAGTTCCTGTGTATCCGGGGGACTCAATAGTAATCCCTAACTGAGTTGAATCGATGAACAGGATGTTCCCATTCTCGTCTTGGAATTGCTGGATCGGAGACTTGGGAAGCTGAGCTACCCCGTATCCGCAACCGTACGCCGTGTTCGCCTGCCACTGCCCCATGTAAGCTTGGTAGTTATACACAAAAGCTATCTGGAATGGCACGTTTTGGACTGATGTACTGACAAGGTCACGGACTGTCTCCATCGGACGAATTGGCTTAGGAGCCCCGTTAGAATTGGACGTAGAGTTGTTGATGTCTACAATCCAGCAGGCTTCGAGCCAGCTTACGTCGGTCAAGTTAGTACAGTAGTCTTGCTGGAGAGATACCGTCAAGAAAGGAGGGATAACCTTGCGGTTCCACTTCCAGGGCATACTCTCGTCCAGAATCCGGCACATGACATCGTTGCAGGCCGTCAGCAACGGTTCCGTCGAATACCCAGCAGTGCCCCCGAGAACGTTGTAGAACTCGGGGTTCACTTTCATCTGCTTACTAAGGTCCGCTACTGTGATCGAAGTAGATTGATTGCCCGGTACTATTGGCATATCTTCTCCTGGTCAAAACTCATTCTGATCCCTTTCATGCTTCTACCGTACAACAGATCGAAGCGATGCCACCTGAGTTCCTGTATCCGGAACGGCTACGCTGGCAGTGGTAGTGCTTTGTGCCCCGGTTACCGAGGTTGGGGCAACTGGATTTGCAGGAACCACGTAAGGCCCTGCTGTTGCGCTGGCGACTGAATATGCCCCGCCCAAATCAGTTTGAGCCACATAGCATACCGTTAAACCTGCTGCGGTCTTGTCCGTGTAGGCAACTGTACTAGTCTCAGCACCGCTGTTGAGGGAAGCATACGTACCCGTGGTTGCCACAGGACAGGTCACAGCCCCTGATGTCACCGCGATGCGGCTGAATAGGTAGGTGCAAGAGTTTCCTGTGCAGATGGATGGGGCTGTCCCATTTATAGCTACCACATGTGTAGTAGCAGGAACCTGTGCATGGCATCCAATAGAAACTAGTAGAAATGCCAGAGTCATGAGAAAAGAAATTCGTTTCATTTTACCCTCTTTTTAGTTGATTGTGAAGTTTCCAGAGATGACCACATTGCCAGTAATTTGTGGTGGCATTGGGGACGCTGATGAATAGCAGGTTGCCGCGTTAAACGAGATTGGAGATCCCGCACCGCCGTAGCTGCCACCCGATGTGCCCAGATAGCAAGCCTGTGCCGGAATGGATGTCGTCTCCGAAACGTGCCCGCCGGGTCCGCTCCCTCCGGTAACGTCCGGGCCAATAGCTGGGTACGGAAGCGATCCCCACCACGAAGGTTTGGCGCTTAAATAAAAAGACGCCGGAAGGGTGTGCGTCAGGCCAGTGGTCCAATAGACGGAGTTGGAGATGTCGCCGTAGTTTCCGTGCAGCAGCGAAGTGGAATAAGCCAGCGTTGAATCCAACGCCCAGGTGCCGTCGTCTCCGGCCTCTCCGTAGCCGAAGGCGTAATCGTACATGATGGAGTCGTAGGATCGAGAGCCGGGCCACTGGAGAACATCAGTTTGTGGAGAGCCAGAGTTGTAGACTGTTACTCCCTCCCCCCCATAACCGAGGTTATTGATTTGCCAAGCGCTTCCTACTACGTTACCAAGCAGGTTGGTCCCAAGCGTAAGATACGAGATGTTGACTGCTCGCCCGCCTTGGAACTGGTAGCAGGACTTTCCGCTTGTTATGCCGGTGCAAGGAACCGCCGCCCCTCCCGCGCTGACCGCGTTCCGGCCTGCGGCAATGGGATTGTTGACCGCCATAGACCCTGTTGTCCAGTTCCGATAATAGGTCGAGTGAATCGAGGTTCCCCAAATTGAATCTGGCTGGAACTCTTGCAGGATGTTCCCCTCAAACAAGTTGAACTCAGGATGCGCGCCGTGGAACTCAATTGCCCCAGTCACGAAATCAACGCTCCCCACATCGAAGGGAGCTTGGATGAAGTTGTAGGAAACCACATTTCCAGATGCACCTTTTTCAAGGTTGATACCTATGTGCAACCGCTCCAATATGTTGTTGTCGAAGAGAAGTAGCGATGTCTTGGAGTCAATTTGGACGCAGGAATCGTAAGTTCCAGAAGTGTGCAAGATCGCGTTCGAGAAATAACTTTGTGTGATTTCGCCGCCGTAATCCCAACTTGCCAGAACGTGATCCGCGTCTGTGTAGTTGTCTTCGACGCCGGAAACAAAGCAATACTCGCACTGATTGATTGAGATATTCGGGCCAACAAGGGTATCCGTCCCACCGTTCACAGTGTAAAGTTGCAGGTTCTTCACGCCCGCTTCGACGGTTGGCGTGAAGGGAGTAGCCAGAGGGCTGGTCGTGGTGCCTGCGCCGAGGTCAAGCCAGTTACAGGTTCCGTCTGTGAACTGACTTCCATTTGTGGGGAAGCTGGACGCGGATGTTCCGCTCACGCAGTTATAGTTCGCGGTGCCGTAATTCGCTCCGCTGCCTGGACTGATGACGTTGAAGTAGATGTGTCCCTTCGTCGTGACATTCTGGCCTTCATAGTAGGTCGTGCTCGCCACCCACGAGGGCAGTGTCGTTCCATAAGTCCAGTACAGACCGGGCGAGATTGTGACGGTTGTCCCGCTCACATTCGTGACCTTGACCGTCTGACCGCTTGACCTGCTACCGTTGTAGTTGTCGCAGAAGTTGCAGAATCCCTCCGAGCCGGTCGAGTTGACGTTGTTTGACGCGCTGTTCAACTCCGAGATGGAGAGCAGAGAGCCTACAGAAATATGCGCAGCACTGGCTACTGCGATGCTCGTAGACCCTGCCGACAGTCCGCCAGTAATTGCCGTATCGTTCGCTGTAGACGGAGCAGCCGGAGAGCCGCCCGACATTGGCGCGCCAAGATTGATCTCGCCGTTCCCACTGGTACTGGTGAATTGCAGGATGGTAGAGTTCGCGCCCTGGCCGTTCAGGTAGCAATAGCTGGAGGGAATGAGTGGACCGGATAGGACAAACGTTCCTGCCGCCAAGTTGACGTACTTGACTGCTCCGGAAGATCCGCCGCAAGCCGCCAGTGCCGCATTGATCGCGGAGGTCTGGTCTGAGCCAGTAGCCGCGATTGTGCTGCCCGTCTGCGTACCTGTGGGGACGCCACCCGGGATGCCCGACCCGCTCCAGTCCACCGCACATCCGGACGGTGTAGCTCCCGTGCAGGTTCCCGAGCCAGGCGGGTAAAGCAATCCGCTCCACAACTGTGAAAAGCAGGGCTTCGCAGAGACCGCAGAGAGGGAGAGAAGAAGGAAAAAGAGAAATTTCTTCATTTCACCACCCACGCGCTTCCGTTGCAAAAGGCTGGCTCAGTGTACCCTCCGCCACCTGGAGAGATAGCGGCACCCCAAGTATCAGTCGGCGCATCGTTGACGCTTGCACGCATTCCAGTATAGGTGGAACTGCACGGATAAGCCGCATTCAGGGTGGAATAGCTGACTACGGGGAGTTGGATTGTAGCGGTCCCGCTTCCAGTGCCTTTGTACCCAGGAGCCGCAATCGTCTCTGTTGAGGTAATCGTGCTTACTGTAGTCACACCATCATCAATATGACTGGTGCCCCAGGCACTTGACCCCGCATATAGCGGATAGTAGTTGGTTTGCGTTGGCCACGTCATGCCGCTGCACGCTGCCCACGATCTTATGCCTGAGCCGTTGTCGTATAAACAGCCCGGTGTACCTGTAGCTGAAGGCGCAAGCTGCACATACCCCGTTGCTGGACCCTGATTGCCAAGTGCCGTCGAGGGAATGACCGTGCCATTGGCGTTGGTGTAGTTTGAAAACAGCACATTTGGCGGCGTGGATGAGGCCGTTTGATTCCCGCTGAGATACGGATTCGTCGCGCTCCCGCTATTGATCGGCGTCGTCACCCCAGACCACAAAACGTTATCGACAATCTGAGGCCGCGTTCCCGCTGTAAGTATGCCTGTGCCACTGTTGGTGATCGTGTTGGCCCGGAATATCTGGTCGGTGCCTCGATCAGAGATTCCGTATAGGCTCACTCCTTTGATCTTGTTAGCGGTGAAGCTGCTGTTCGCTCCCAGCGCTATAATGCCAAAATTCATCTCTGAAACCGTGCTGCCGTCTCCATAGCCATCTATGCTGACGCCGGTCACATTGACGTTATTCGTATTGACCCCAAAGTAAATACCCGAATTACTGCCAGTTGAAGACGGAGCATAGACAGAGCCTCCCGTGATATTGATGTCAGCGTCATAGCCTTGGAAGTAGTACCCTAAACCGGTCGGAGACATCCAAATATCGTTGTTCCCGAAGGTGCATTTGTAGCAGTTAGAGACTGAGGTTCCCGTGTCACCGATGCCTGAATACCCGGCATTCCTTATCGTGTTCCCGGTCACGTTGATGTGCTCCGCACCCTTGAGATTGATCCCGTTTCCGTAGTCACCAGTAAGGTTTTCAAAGGTGTTTCCAGTAATCGATGTAGAGTACACCCCCGCCAGTGAAACCCCGTCGCTGATTGGGTTTCCACTACAAACATTCCCTGTTATAGTGCCTCCCCACACAGCGGCCAGCCCAATGCAGGATTGCGGCAAAGAAGATGCCGGTAGGTTCTGATCGCACTGCGAAAGGGTGTTGTGTTCGACGGTGGGAGTCACAGCGCCCTGCAAATAAATGCATCCTCCCGCCGTATTGGTTATAATGTTTCCAATAATCTGCGGAGAGAAGATCGCGTGCTTCAAACTTGCGTTCGGCGAAGAGATGGAGTCATCCGGCGCGGTTTGTGCCCAGGTGAAGGTTGTTCCGGTCACGCCTGTAAGTGTGAATACTCCGTTGAAATCCGTTCCGTTCGGTCCAAACTGACTCTGCGTAACTAGGACCTGCATCCCGCTTGTGAAAGTGAACGATGGGGCGCTAGGCAGTATCGCCGTGACCACATTCGATGTGCGCGAGATGCTGGATAGCATGTCGGTTCCACTGATCTCGTAGTACATGATCCCATAGCCCTGCCCGGTTCCTTCGGCAGAGTTATACATATCGTTCTGGTCGATAACGTTGTTTTCAGCATCGCATTCGGTACAGTTATAAAGTCCGAAGGAAATCCCAGTGTTTGATGAGAACACTCGATTGTTGCGAAGGTGCAGCCGGGTTGTAAATTTGTTGTCGTAATTGGTCCAAACGTCATATCCTTGCGGATTTGTCCCGCCGGTCGGACCTACGCCGTTTGCTGTGAAAATGTTGCGCTCTACCCACAAATCCGATGATCCATTCCCAATTATAAGGGCACCAGAATAGCCACTGCCGACACCTACTTGAGTTCCCGCTTGCGTGATAGTGTTGTCGTGAAAGCGGAATTGGCTTACCCCGTAGGCTTGCACTGTAAATCTTCCAGTCGTTCCCTCAAACGTGATCCCATCCACTTCCACGTTTGAACCAGTGAACGTGATTCCGTCCGTATTGCTGAATTGGATGAACGCGCAATCCCTTCCTGCGCCATGCAGATGCATGTTGGTACTAGATAATGACCTTGCTGTCAAGGTCCACGTACCGCACGGTAGGTTGATGGTAATGTTTGAACCAAGCGCTAGGTCGGCGGCAAGCTCTGCGGATGTGGTTGGGGTGTAGGTAATGTTGGTTTGAGCACTGACCGAAACGCCAGCCACGAGGGTGCCTGAGAACGATGCGCTGGTGCCGTTGACTACGTTTGGGGTTGTGCTGCCCAAAACAGGCGGGGTGGCAAACAGGGCAACGGAGGACCCCGTGTTCCCACAAATGTTGGTGGTGGTATACGACCCGGCTCCGGGGGAAGATACTGTTTCATCTACGCAGTAGTTCAAGGGAATATAGTAGTCGTAATTTCCGTTTGCGTCCGATGTTACAGATCCTGATGCGATTTGGGAGGTAAGCAGCGGGTCTCTGTAAATAGTAGCTAAAAGTCCCGTCGCCGTGCTGGTAACATGGATAGTTCCACGCGGGACTATTTGAGCGTAGGCCCCCGAGGTTCCTCGCTGGAGAAGCTGGTTAACTCTATGATATCCGGTAGTGACTTGGCCAAACGCGCAAGTAGTCCAGATAATGGACAAAATGATGGTAAGGGTTTTCTGCACTTTATCGTCCTTGTTGAACCTTGTTCATTTCTCTGATACTGTTGACGCGGTCTTGAAGCCAGATGTTCTTTTGACTCTCAGTCAGCCCCTCGGATACGTTTGCTAACTCTGTGTAAAACAGTTGCATTGTTCCTTGAAATCGAGGATCATTCATGTACTGGAAAGACAAGGCGTCGAATCCCATGTTATATATGTATGACATATAGTCGGGGATCGGTGCCCACGTTTGAGTTGCCACTGTAAATAGGGGCGCAGCTTTCTGCCACTCCACTACAATGTTATACTCATCATCAGGAGGCGGAAACAGTCGGAATACAATGTTTCCCGAGTCGTCATCATACTGGGCCGCAATACGTGCCGGTTCGTTTTGGAGGGACTCCCCGCCGGAGACTAGGCCGACCTGCAACTCAAAGGCTCGGAACCCATCGGCCACATCGTATCCAACCGCTTTCTCGATCCATCCAAAGTTGGGGAGTGAAACCGGGTAATCAGAAACTCCTGGGGTAGTTGTAAACGTCGGGGCCGTAGGAGTTGCTGTAGAGTTCCTGTTCCATCTCCACGCGAATGGAGGCGCTAGTATTGTCTGCATAACCCAGTCTGCGTTTGAGAACGCGGGATCATTCGCCGTATTAGACGCAAATGTCAAAGGAGCCAGTCTGATGAACTGGCTACTTCTGTTTATCGTTCTTTGAAGCTGAATTGTGCTTGCCATGTTTTACCTTGGGAAAAGGAGGGATAATATCTTCTGGGAGAGTCTTCAGAAACACCATCGTCAGCTTTTGGGTTTGCTGTTCGAGTGTTCTCATGAATAGAGGAGTTGTTGTGCTCGATAGATAGGGGTCCATACAGTCCTGAAAAGGGTCAAGAAAAATGTGAACCAATTCGTGAACAATCGCCATTACGAGAAGATTACCTTCTCCCTCTTCGAAATCTATCTTCGACTGCTGGTAGAGAGTAATAGTCGAAAACTGGTAAGGAGAATTTATGTTGTTATCCGCGTAGCATCCGCTTTTGGATTCCTCGTTTCTGAATTCAACGTGGATGGTCCACCCGGCGAGGTCAAAATACTCAGACACGTTCTTTACGAACTGAGTTACCCAACTTTCGTAAGACAGATTCTTCATTAGGACCTCGTCGGTGTAGAGGATTAACTATCGTGCAGGTAAGACTCTTCCATCGCTTGCTGTGGATTCTGCATGGTTCTGTGACCAGCGGCAGACAGCTTATTGAACGACGGTTTCTTGCGCCAGTAGGTATAAGAGTTTCCGCGAGAATCGACCGAGTCTGTTGGGTGGAAATGACGACCGCAGTTCGTACAGATACCGATGTCCACACCCACGTCGTTACGGTGCCAGATGATGGAAGTACGCCCGGCGATATCGCGTTGTTCGGACAGTTCGTTACACCCCGCGATGTGGTCGCAGTTGTCTTGGTTGTACAGCAGGTTCTGACGCTGACGGCGGCGGAGTTCCTTGGCTGCTTCATCAAACTTCTTGTTGTTCTCTTCCTTAGCCAACTGTTCTTTGGTCTTCAAGACTTCACGAGGCTTGGTCGTTTCCAGAATAGCCTCAGCTAGCTTGGCGTTTGCTTCTGCTGCGGACTGCTGAGACGCTAGCAACTGCTGCTGCATTGAAGCAATCAGGGTAAGTAAGGCGTCGGTCGAGATTGGTGTTGCGCTGCTATTAAAAGTCTGAGGGGTTTCCTCAACGGCTTCGGTTTCTTCATTTTGGTTCTTGGGTGGTCTTCCTGCGGGCATACATTCTCCTATGGCTAATCCAAGCCAAACGGGTTGTCCATTATTCGGACTGGTTAAGCAATTTTCTTTGCGTTGCGGTGGTTGTTCAGTTTCTTGTACCAAAGCGAATTGACGCCGCCCGAAGGGGGTCCGAATTCCTTTTCACACTGTTCTTCTGTAAGGATATTATTTTCGACGAAACGGAGTAGAACGGAACGCCATCCAATTTGAGTACAGCGCTGAAGAATATCTCTTTCATTGAATTCATACTCTGAATACTCGGGCATGATTCCGAGAGTCACGTACCCCATGTATTTGAAGGTATTCCCTCCAAACTCGGGACGATTGACTCCGGAGGTGGCGTACAGGGCAAGATCAACAATAGCCCCGTTGATTGTAACGCCGCCTTGAGTGACGTGCAGATTTGGGTAGGCGTGTTTCAGTTTGGTCAGAAATACCGAGCATTCCATTGGGCGTCCCGGGCGTTTGTCCCAAAGGAATTGGGAGTCGGGGTGACGTTGGCGTCTCGTGCCCTCGGAGTTGTAATTCATCTCTCGGAGTCGGGTAGTGTGCTCAGCCATACTCAGTTTTGGGGAGGCTTTGCAGAGTGGACACATCGGGTCGTATCCAGATTTGTAGGAGGAGTTCTTGTCATAGAAGGAGTACCGAAGTAATCTCCTGCAACCCACACATTCCTGGCCCTTTATGTCGTTCGAAGCGCCCGCTTCGTAGTCAACAACATCAAATTCGCTACGGATAGAATCACTCATTAGTCAGGCACCCACAACTTACTAGGCTCTGGTTTGTTTGGATCGGGGAAAGCTTCGTTCAACTTAGCTTCGATGGTTTTAACCACGGACTCGGCTAACTGGTTGTCCTCGAAGTTGTCGGCGTGAGCTGCAATCTCTCGTTCCAATGAGATTTCCCCCGAGGGTTGCCGAACGACTGCGGCAATTACATAACCGATGACGTTTTCGAAACCTCCGATGGGGTCTTCTTGTGCTCTTAGAACCGCGATAGCAACTGACATTTGATTCCTTAGTCCATTATTCGGACAAGTTGTTGCGGGTGTTCTCGATATCTCACGTTTGGTTTTACTGAGAGACCCCGAGACCCGTGTACCCGCTCTGCGCATTACTACGTAGAGACACCCGCACGTCGTTTAGAACTGCGACAAGTTGAGTTCCACCGGAGTGATTGTGTTGGCCGCGCCTGTATTGAACTTCACAGATTGGAAGAAGAACAAGTCAGTCGGAGAAGCGATTGTGATTGGAGTAAGGGCGGTACGCACCGTATAAGTTCCACCTACTGTTGCCTCAGCCCACCCATTCAGCAAGTGAGAAACAGCGTCCCAAACCAAATTGACCTGGATCAAGTAGTTGTAACTACCCGCCGCTAGGGTAGCAGAAGATAGAGCCGAGAAAATTGTATTCTTGGTAGTTAGCTGGGCACCGTTCGCGGCGGTAGCTTGGTACAAATTAATAGCGTGAGCGGTGGCCGAGTCAACTGCTGACGTAGTGAAATACCCAGACGCCTGCAAACAGAAAGGACGACCATTAAAGCTATTCGAGTTAAAGTACGGGCGCGCGCCTCGGTAATCCTGCCCAGGACGGCCTAGATTGCCGCCCATGCTGCTCCCGTTTTCATTCTGATCTAGAGGAGCATTGCTCCCGATGATATCAGTCTGAAGGGGGGCGCGAACAAACGCGGCTACCCCCGTTGTAAGGGAGGAATCCGTGGCCATATTGACTACGGTCTCAGTGGTTCCTAGACCAGTTAGGGGAAGAAGATTGTTACGGTAGGTTGGGTTGCCCGTTAGGACGCCGGAAAGTCCGGCAAAGGTATCGCTATTCATGTAAAACTCCTTAGAGGTAGTTGGTTGATTATCTTTGCCACTACGGGCACTAGGTTATCGTTTCTGCGTGTGTGCCAGAAATAAGAAGAGGTTTGAAGATTTGTTCCGCATTAAAATCTGGGTATTTATCTCCTTTGGCAAGATTATCCCCAGACCAAAGCGGCTGAAGATTCAGGTAGTAGCAAGCCAAAACAACATGTTGACGCTCCCCCAAGTCATAGGCGGACAAGGGAATTATGTGGTCTATGTTCCATCGATCCTCCCCTATTCCCCAGTTCTCCCAAGTCATTCCAGTTTGGAATTTAGATTCAAGGTGCGCCTTTAGTTCTTCTATAGAGCATCCTAAGTCTCGAACAGCCGATCCAGTCTTCGTGTTCGATTTAATTGCTTGGTTAAGGCGAGTACGTAAATCACAAGCGAGTTTATAGTTGAGGTCTTCTTCCTTCTTTTGTTTCTCAAACTCATTCCTATGTCTACGATATTCGGGACTTTTACTCTTCTCTCTTTTATTAGCTTTATGCTCTTCGCTGGTATATCGTTTTCTACTTTTTTCTTTAGATTCAGGAAGATTTCGATACGCGGTATTTCTAGCAGATATTTCTGGTTTTAGTTGAATATATCTGTTTGCGTGGTACTCAGAAATTCGTTGTTTATGGATTTCGTAATACTCGTGATTCTTCTGCGAAAATCTTGAGAAATATTCCGGGTCTTGTTTCTTTTCTCGACGAGTTTGGTTACGGCAATCTTTACACCAAGAGTCTAAGCCGTTTTTCTTATTTTTATTTGCCCCAAAACAATCTCTACTTTTTCTCTCTTTGCACTTAGAGCAGAGCGCCGAGGTAGCTATTTCCAAGAATTCTGTTTCCATTATTCCTCTGAAAAATGAATATTTTACGAGATTGTTTCCGACCTCGTTCCCGGGGGTGTATTGGTCGGCCTGAAAATTGGATCTGCCACTACTTTTCCATTATTCAGGTAAATAGCAACGATTCCCCCCGGCTCTACCAAAATACTCTTGTGGTCGTTATACAGCATACTTCCAACTTCATGGACTATGCTACTATGGGCAACCACAATAGTAGGAACTCCACATTTTAGAGCTATATCCACGGCCTCTGTGATGCAGGGCCTAATCCTACTTTTGAAGTTATTCAGCGATTCCCCGCCGGGTATATCTGTTGACGGGTGATCTATGAATACCTGTAATGCGGCTTCTGACTCTTTTGTTCTTAGTTTTCCGGAAAAATCCCCCACGTCAAGAGCGCGCAAACTTTCTGACCTATGTATGGGTAGTTTTGCCGATTTTCCTATCTCCTCAGCAGTTGTAGTGGCCCGGAGTCGGTCGGAACAAAATATATGGGATATTTCTACGGGTTCTAGAAGTTTGGCCACCATTTCCGCCTGTCGAATGCCGACACTATCTAAAGGCGGATTGCTATTGCCTCTAAAACATCCATCTGCATTGAGCGTAGTCCTCCCGTGCCTAACGACGTAACACAGAACATTTGTTTTATCCGCTAGTTGCATTGCTGTCTCCAGAATTTACTGTCACGTCGGGACCAAACATAGTCTTCGTTGTTACTCCGGCTGTAAAAGGACCCGGACCTTGCTCTACTTCTGGGACTGGAAATTCGAACGAGATTCCCTCGTATTCGGTTTCCAACTCCTGGACAAATTCTCGGAGATCCGTGTGCTTGACGTAGGGAGATTTGCGGACCCACAGAAGCTCCACAGCAAATTTACGATAGTCTCTGGGGGCAGCGTCATTGCGAGCTAAGTCGCGGAGGGTAGAGTCGGGGAGGTGGTTAAGATGGCGGTACCCATCTGAAAAAGGATCGGCTATTTTTGGCATTGTTCCTCGGGGTAGATACAAATCGCAGACCGTAGTAGAAAGTTAAGATCGGACGTTGCCCGGTTGGAGTCGTAATCTGACTACGATAGTAGAGGTCATCTAAAATCTTGTCGGAGCGACCCAACCTGCCCAACCTGCCGCCTCGCTCATTCAGGGCTAGTGAACGATTGGATTGGCTGGTTCTCTTGCGGTCTGCATACGTCCATTATCTGGACAAACTATTGACCCTCCGCGACGGTCGCGATCCGTATTCCGTCCATGTTATGTGGTCGGGGGAGAGGGCCAAACTTGGGAGGCCGGGACAGTTGAAAGGAGGAAGAAAGAACTGTCCCGGCAGGCTGTCCTATATTTATGAAGGAGGCGGACAGCCGATCTAACGAACTCTGGTGTTCTTGTGTGCGTTACGAATGTGTTGGTGGAAATACGACCCGGGACTATCCGCTTGTTCAAGTCCGTCTATAAGTTCTTGCGGCACTTGGTGGTAGGCCACAGTTGCACCATTCAGAACGGTAGTCAAGCGTTCTGTATCCGGGTCGTAGGTCGATCCTTCGTGAATCTGACTGCTCTTCTTCTTGAGTTTTAATGGGCGGTCCATTACTTGCCTTTTGCGATCTTCTTCATGTTTTGGGCAAAGACGGCTTTCTTGGCCTCAGCGCCTCCGGCTTTCTTACCAGCCGCAATCTTCTTTCCGGTGGCCTTGCCGAAGGACCCTATCGTGCCCTTCTTCTCCATTTTCTTCGTAGCGTTCTGAATCCATTTTTCGGCCATGTTGTCTCCTTTGATTTAAGAACATTGTACTACAGTTTGGTGGGTTTGTCAACACTTTTACGGAATTTTTATCCAAAAACCAGGAGAGTACTCATAGACAACCCCTCGGTGTGCTAGGAGCGGTCGAAAATCATCAGGAAACCTAACCAACTTGTCCATGAATTATTTCAACTTCCAAAAGAGATTAGCTACGTGCATCAAGCCGGGCTCCCCAAATCCAGACCATGTTTCTTTCGCAAAATCCGAACCGTTCATTCGAAATAGCACAAACTCGGCCAGAGTGTTTTCAGGAGGAGGAGACTTCCAATATTTAGTTAGTCCCTCTAAGTTTGGGGGAAACTCTGATTTTTCAACCACGTGTTTGTCCATTATTCGGACTCCTTCTTCGGAGTGATATTCCAGACCCATCCAGAATTGCAAGCAGCCAAGTGCTCCAAAGGAATCTGGTTGGGCGGGTAGATCACACCCTCTTTGTAGATTCTCGGAACTCCATCAGTTAGCCGCTTCATTTCTTCTTGGTCTTCTTTGCTTTCTTGGGCTTGGGTTTAGGTTTGGCTCCGTAGTACGTCGCGGTCGTGCTGGGCATTGATGGGCCGGTGGTTACTGAGGCGTTAGGCATTGGCGAAATCCTTTACTCCAAGACTTCCTTGGTCTAGTGCTTTTTCAAAAGCCTTATCAAAGAGGTTAGTCAGCATTGAACTGCCATCTTCTTCCTCTCGTGTCAGTTCCCGCTTGATGTCTTCGGCCCAGTCTTCGGCATCGGTTACTTGAAATTGTCGGACAAAGTCGTTCTTTTCAGGGTCGTATGGGTTAAACAAGTCACTCTGGTCGGCGGCGTACGCGAGGGACTCAAGACCGATCCGAATTACCAGTTCGTAATTTTTGACTTCGACTTCAAGCGGTAGGGTTCGCATTAGATTCCTTCTGATACGAGATAAGGTCTTCCCAGTTCTTCATCAAAATCTCAGCCAAAGCTCGTCGCGACGCAATAAGTTCTTCCGGGAGTGGGTCGGGATAAATGTATTGTTCCCAATCGCTGATTGTCCAGTTATCGACTTGTGGATTACGAACGAGGGGCATCGGTGAGTTCCTTTTGGGCGTCGGTGGGGCGAATTCTGGCCCATTTCTCGGGAGGCGAACTACTGACAAACCGGACCGAGTAGCAAACTCTCGGACGATGACCAAGATGGAGATAGTAAAATCTACGAAGCCAATTGAGCATTCGCGGCTTCCTTTTGGGTGGCTTCAACTTGGCGTCTGTTCTTTTGTGCTTGGCTTAGTTTGACACAATGTTCAGGCGACAATTTCTTACCCAACTTAGCTTGCCGCATCTTTTCCCGAGTCTCAGGAGAGAAGGTTCTTTTCAGCATTCGCTGACGAATCTTTTCTTTGGTCTCTTCTGAGCACGGTTTGCGTGTTTGTCCTCGTTGGATATCGCCAATATGCTTCTTGGTTTCTTCCGTATGAGTCCGCCCGAAAAAAGGATTCTTTTCTCTGACCAACCGGCCTGTCAAGGTCTTGCTAATCTTTTCTCTCGTTTCTTCTGGAACCGTTCGACCGTATGCCCAATTGTCGGGTCCGCGCTTGGGATTTATCCGGTTTGGGTTCAAGTCCCCTGTAGAAAATCCTTCTCCACCTTCCGTACTATTGTACCCAACGGTATGATTCGTAGTATTAAGTTCTCTGATCCATCGGCGCTCCGCCTCGTTGAGAAACTCGTCTTCTGTTGTTTCCAGCACGGATAGAACGAAGGATTCTGATCCATACTTACGAATAGCATTTAGAAAATAAATCTTGCGCCCGGTATTGGCCAGACGAATGTGAGATCCCCAACGGTCTTCCAAAGTTTGAACAGTCTTGCCGACATATTTCTTTCCGTTGATTGTATTTGTCGCGCAGTAAATAATTCCCATTTTATCCTCATCTGACCATGAGGTTTGGGGCGACGGGTCAGCGCCGCCCTTTGCCTTTGAATTCGAATCCAAGTACATTATACCACAGATTCGTGGAAATGCAACAAGAAAATTCGAATTATTTTCACAACTCTAAGTTGCTGATTACGAAGAACTTGTCTCCGATTGCAGCCTTCTCAAAGTCATGGTAGAACCCGGCGATTCTGTTACCTCGTCCAGATAATGGACGCGAGCAAGTCGTTTCGGTTCCGCTTGCCTCATACGGTTGATTGTTCCCGTATGTCCAGACTGTTGCATACCCTTTCAGGTCTTCTTCGCTCAGTCGTTCACGGTCTCTTTCGAGTTCCGCCTCGTTGGCATCTCAGCGTTCGAGTCCATCAGAAGAAGTTTATACTACGCCAGTGTTTTAACGTAGTGTATTAGTGTAACGGACGTTATAGCTAACCCCTTTGTTTTCTATAACTTATCACTAATATCTAGGAGGGCAGGTTACTTTAGTAACCCTCCGATTTGACGAGCCGGGTCCGATACGGAGCCCTGCTCTGGTGCACTCTGGATGAAAAGCTTCGTTGAATTGTTACGTTCCATTTTCTGGACGAGCAGATCGTTTCTTGTTCCGTCTGCCTCTCTAAATCGCTTTAGAGTTCGGACCATCTCATCACCCTCTTGAGAGGGGCACCGTATATGGCCTCTGCACGTTCCCTTTCGGGCTTCGCTCAGGATTGTCTACTAGAGAGTTTCCCTGAATTAGCGGTGTGTTCGACAGCAGTTACCCGCTGAAGCTACAAGCTTATTTATAGTTTTTCGATCCATCATTTGGGTTCTTCCCGCGTATGTTACTCATTCTAAATATCTTAGAATGGAGTAGATCGTTTCCGTCTACTTCATGCAGTTACTATTCCTGCATGTCCAGACTATTGCATCGTCCATTATCTGGACGCCACTTCGCTTAGTCGTTCACGGTCTCTTTCGAGTTCCGCCTCGTCACCATTTCAGGGTTCGAGTCAATCAGAAGTGGTTTTCCTACGCAGATTACGCTGCGAGGTCCCCGGAGTTAAGGAACACAGAGAAGATAGCATCGTCGCCGAAAATGTAACTATTGTAATACGTATTGCCTGAAATAGTCACAGTGGGGGCAGTGGATGTCTGTTTGAAAGTAACACCCGCGAACGAGATGGTATCCTCATTCTTAGGCAGTTCAAACAGCATGTTGCGCATCTCGTCGCTTCTCTTGATGATGTCCGACAATCCGTTGAAGGAGGTGTCGTTCAGCACGTCTCTGACAACATTAGGGTGAATGCTTTTTGTTACTCGTCCATTATCTGGACGGGACTGACTGTTTCCATCAGCCTCTGCATATCGCCATGCAGGTCGGAACATGTCTTCACCCGTGCAAGTTTCGTAATGTGTACGATTCTGTACAAGGAGCGGGGCGTATGTTCTCTACACGTTCCCAACTTGTAAGTAATACTTTACAGTTGGACTTCGCTCGGCGTTTTCTCAGAGAGACGTTCACCGAATTAGCCTCGTATCGACGGCTGTTACCAGCCGAAGGCACCATATTTAATGCCACCAAATTTGTTGTCCACGAGAGGACGAGCGCTGACGCTTACCAATGACTGAGCAGCAGACCGGATGTTATTCGCGGTCAGATACGAGCCGTTCGCAAGCTGGATGTTGACCAAGCTATCGACCGCAACAGCCGAGTCAGCGGTAAGCTGGACCAAGGAGTTGAGGGTGAGGGCTAGGCGGTAGTTTAGTTCGTTCCTTTTTGTTACCGTCCAGATAACGGGCGGGGCTGGTCATTTCTGCCAGCCTCTATACATCGCTGCATAGAGCGGACTATCGCATCACCCCGAAGGGCGTCCTCTTGTTTAGTCTCTACTGCTGCCCAGCCGAAGCCTGCTTGCAGTCTGTTGTCTCCTTGCGGAGAGTTCCAGCTTAATTAAAGAGGATTTATACTGGCCCATTGGGTTAAGCCAGATTCTGCAATAAACCCGGGTCATCTATCGCGACATCCAACGCTAGGTCAGATGAATTGATGAAGTCGGCATATTGCCCGCAATGTGTTTAGGCAACCAACATCACTGTTGGTGCGCTCTCGCAGTCGCCTACGAGGTCAGACTCTATCATCTGTCCGTTATCCGGACAGGCAACCGTATTAGTCGTTAGGGATATTCCGCGATGATTTAGTACTCGAAATTTTTTGATAACTTCTCGGGTCTCATCATCAGAAAGATTTCTTCGGTTTCGAAACCAGTCAAGTAGGAGAATAGCTTGCTCTCGTTTAGTAACCATATAAGGCAAAATAGCTAAGAGAGTAGTTTCCAAGAATCGGGTCGGTAGTACCCAATTTCCTAGTTCACGATGTTCTCTTTTGGAAGAGCTTACGCTGCCGCCAAACTTTTCAAGAAGGAAATCGAACACTCTCATGTCCGTATTGGGAAGCTGAATCTTGGGGTCGAAAGAACGTTTTGATTCATACAAACTCAAAGTTCCTTCGGCGTCTAAAATTCCGGCTAAATATTGATAGTCGTCCTTGTTCGCTGTAACTTCTTCTACATCTCTGTGCATTCTTTTTACTGGCTCAAAAAATCCGTTCCTAAAAGAAACGTAATCAGACAGTTCTTTTCTAGCATCAGAATTGTGGTAGCTTCTCCCCCCCAATCCAATAAATTGAACTATCGTTTCTCCTTGTCTCCGTTTCAACTTCAGAAGAGGGGAAACCATTTTCAATAGATTAAGTTGGTGTTCAGAATTACTCACATACCAATGATGATTTGGTTTACGATTTGGACGCTTATCCTGTGTCGTGTAAAATTGTCCTCCGAAAGTATCGGATAGCCATTTTACCGTAGGCAGGTGCGTGGTCGCTACTTCTACCGTTGCATCATAGTTAATGTAGTTTTGTTCGTGCGGGTGGACTGCTATTCCCAAAGAACCATCGCCGTCTATTAAACCGGCTAGGTAGTTCCATCTTGCGGGGCTTATTTTTGTCTTATCTTTCAAACGGGTTTCCTCGGTATTGTCTACTCCAACTACTATACTACTACACCAAGTAGTATTTTGTCAAGCAGATGTTCACCGATTTAGGCTGCTTTTTCGACCACCGATATATTCATGGTCGCTACGATCTTGTTGCTGGACTCGCTGATGGGCGATCCAACGGTTCCCTCAGCAGCCTGATTTAGGTTTGCTGCGAGCAGAGCGTAGGTGAAGACTTTTGTGTTTAGGCCGTCAGTATCTCTACTGGGGCGCTCTCATCGTCGCCGATGAGAACAGGCTGTATCTTCGGTAGGTTGAGATAACGAATTACATCGCACAACTTCTTGCGGAGTTCCCTATTCGGAGAACTAGGAAGACGAACAAGCTCCAAAGCGATCTTGGCTTGCGGTCTCTTGATTCTTAGGTAGGGAAGAACTTGGAGGAGGAATTGTTCCCGCCTTTCTTTTCCCGTCAACTCCCAAGTATAAAACTCCTCGGTGTTGTCGTGGGCCTTTGTCGTATGAAACCAACCTCCGTAGAGATCGAGAAACATTTGGACAAGGGGGCGGTAGTTGTTTCCCATCCGAATTCGTAGCATCGGTTTATTGTCTGGGGTGAAGGCGGCAGATACGCAACCTTCTCCGTCCATAATTCCGGCTATATACGCATGTGTTAGTTTATCTTCAACTTTTCCGTCTAGCGTCTCAGTCGTTAGGCATTCCCTGTTCTTCATTCCGCGAATCGTTTCCATAAGCTCTTGGCGTCTGGAAGGATTCTGTGCGTCTCCCAAGCTATAGAACTCCTGAAGTACGAGAGCCTCAGCTTTTTTGATGCGAAGATACGGAAGAATGTATGAGAGGAATTCGGGGGCAAACTTTTTGCCGTTGAGGTTCCACTGGTACCAAACCTGCCCTTTCTTAGGGGTGTGTTTGGTAAAGAAGCCACCGAAAGTTCTAACCAGCCATTTGACTATCGGCAGATTAGTATTACTCAAAACAATGCGTGGTTGGTAGTTGGTGCAGGGGCCGTTCGGTTTAACTGTTGGTTTGTAAATCGAAAAGCAACCCTCGGCGTCCATCAGTCCGGCTACGTATGCTTTTGTTCGTTCTCTCATAGGGTCTTTGCTCGGTATTGTCTAGTTGACAAGATAAGAATACCACACCAGCATTCTATTGTCAATAGGGTTCCACCGATATAGCTAGATTTTAATTCAGCACTATTCAATACTGAATCTGGTTTCCCTGACGGAGCGGCAGCGGACGCTGCTTCGTCATGCTAAGGAAGGGTGTTTGTGCCTTCAGGTTAGGAATTGCTTCACGTTCATAGTGAATAGCTACGAGGTTGGGCAAAGCGCCCAAAGCCACAATTGATGCAGGTGAGTAACTCATTTAGAGATACTCCTTTGTTGTTAGTTTTTAGCGCCGACTTTGAGCACGTGCCCGACGAATAGCATTGAGGGTGTTCGCAACTTCTTCGTCTGTCATGTTCTCAAAATCCTCGGCTGAGGGTGCGTTCGGAGACTCCGGAGGTTTGACGGGTGTTACGTCATTCCTGCCAATTCCTAGTGCCGCTCTCGGGCGCGTAACCTGACTTACAATCCGTGAGTCGGGACGCGGCGCAGGTGCCGGTTCGTGTTGAACCGCTACCGGCGGAGGGGGTTCCACCGTTTCCGGTGAAGGTGTTTTGGGTTGCCTTGGTGCCTGAATCATCAAACCATCGTTGTTCAGGTCTTGGAAGGCTTCCTCAAGATTTTCGGCTGTGTAGTTTCCGGTGGAGAGTAGATTATTGAATACCGCTTCTTCATCTCCCTTTCGGATTGATTCACCGAGTTTGAACTTCGCTAGCCACTGAAGTAGCAGGTTGAAGTTCTGAAAATTTGTGTCCGCATAATAGTCGGGGTTATTCGCCAAGAAGGTTTTATTTGCCTGCTCGGCAGTAAGCTGATTGGCCGCGTACGATCCTTGCTTTGCTCCCTGCTGGGCGAGGTTCAGGACTTGGTCCATAGTCACCCCGCGAGTTTTTTGGAGTAAGAAGTCGTTGGCGGCTGCTGGATCTGACTCCCACAAAGTCCGGTATTCAAAAATCTCGTCTGCGGTGAGTTGCCGGACAGGAGACGGCTGAGGGGTCTGTGTTTGTGCTACTGGCTTCGCGGGAATAGCTCCGAACTTGATCTTGGCATTCTGCTCCCGAATCTTCTTGGTAGCATTTGCCTGAGCCTTTAGAACTTCCAGAATCAACTTGTTCTTGGTAGCTCCTTTGTAGACTTGGGCGCTTCCCGCGCAACCTACGACCGAACCAACCCACACTCCTTTGTCTTTACTCAGGACTAGTTGGGTACCATCTTCGAGGTCCATTGTTTCTGGTTCTTCTGGTTCCTCGGGGGGTGGGGGCGGACCTGCTACAGGAGGAGTCTCGATAATTTCCGGGTCTAGGTTTTCCTGAGATGTGAGAACTGGATCTTGGTCATTAATATCTTCGTCGAGGTTGGGAAGATCGGGCATATTCCAATCTACGTTGTTTGCGAATGGGTCGGGGCTTCCGTCAGAGTTCAGGAGCCAGGGGTCAGATACAGGCTTACTCATGTTGTTCATTCCTCTTGATATAATCCAATATCAACGGGTAGGTGTTTAAGGAAAAAGTATACGTTATTTCTTAGTGGAATTGTCCATTATTCGGACTTTCAGCCAATGTTTGTGGAAGTACGAGTTATCCAAGCTTGGCCGGTGGCCCAGGACCAATCACCAACGTACGGCTGCGGGTATCCGGGCCAAGGCTGAATATACGGAGAGGATAGTGGGTTCTTTCTACCACAACATGGGCAATACCCACAATTGGGGCAAACGTGTTGCGTCTGCTGATTAGGTTCCCCTCCGCACGAAAGTTGTGTATATGTGCTTGCTTGTCCTACGAGATTCTCGTCCACTACGCCTCCTGCTGTTTCAAAACATCAAGTTTATCTCGGAACCCACTTAAGTACGCCGTGAACTCCGTATCTGGGTGTAGTGCGAATTCCATTGCATTTTCGAGGTCCTGCTTGAAGAAAGTCTCGAATTGACTCAGGACAGAAAGTCCGGCATGGGAGGCTACTACTGCGGGGTCTCCCGGCGGAAGAGATCGATGCGCTTGGTCAGTACCATCTACGTAGCTGTGGACAGTATCAAAGATGATCTCCCAGGCTTGGTCTGGTACTGTTCGTAGAATCCGTCCCCGTTCGTACACATCAATCTTGCCTTCTAGTTCATCGGGGTAGATAATGTCGGTCACGACTGCCCTCCGTACCGCTTAATAAGCCCGTCGATGTCTACATACCCTTTTTGAGGGGGAGGAGGTGCGGCGGATACTCGGCCCATACGTCCTGTTTTGACTTGGTGGGCTTGGTTGATTAGGTTCTGAATCTCGGCGTCCGACATTCGATCATAATCGGTGGCGGGGATAGCGTTGT